AGGAATTTGTACGTCAGCACCTCTTTGTGCAGAAGGTTGAGCAGATTTGAAGTAGTCTTTTTCCCAAGCACGTTTACGCATACGAAGAGTAGCTTGTAGTGTAGTTGCGTCACCTACTTCACCGGACGTGACTGGGATCGTTGGCGTACCGCCTGATAAGTCCGGCTGATAGAGCGGAGCAACAAGAGTAGGATCACGGAAGTAATCATCGTAGACTTTTTGATAAGCTCGGAATGGGAGAATACTGATTTTTTGTTGAGAGACGTCAGCACCACCGGCAACGTCTGCAACAGGAATACCGCCCATGAATTCAAAGAGAGAACCCTTTGTAAGTAGATTGGATTCTACGGAGGATGCAACGTTTACTTTGAAGTGAGGAGCAACAGGAGCCTGTTCGCCATTGCGACCGCGAGTGATGAACATCTCCCAAGAATCCCATACTAGACGGTTGGGAACGAAGAAGAAGTGAACGTTTACGTTGACGCGGTGCATGATTGGAGATACCATGGGAGCAAGTCTCATGAAGACTTCGGAAGAACCACGGAATTTATCGCCAGGGAGAACCTCTTGACAGAGGATGGGGACAAGGTCACCCATATTGCATGAGAGCTTTTTCTCATGTGTGAGATCGAATTTATTTTTTGGCGGCCTTTTGGCGGCCAGTTTATCAAAGATTTTCATAGTTGTTTTTTACGTTCTTCAATTTGTTTATAGATAGTGGACTCATGCTTCATTGCCATTTCGCGTATAGCTTCGTCAGGGCGTGAGTAGCCCAGTTTCTTGAAGTAGTTGTACCATTGATCGTACTTTTGTTCCCAAGCAGTTACACCTATGTCGGCCAACATTTTTTGTTGGTCCTTGTCGAACAGTTTAGTTTTGTAGTAGCGTGGGAGACGACCTTGAATACCATTTACTTTTTGAAAGTTGCGCATGCCTGAGGTATGCCATTTACCATGAGTTTGTAGATAACGATAGCCAATAGCAGGGCGCCTAGACATAACAGAGAATTGCTTAGGGACGCCACGAGCAACAGAGTGGTTATCAATAGATGATACATAACCAACCACATAACCAACGCTACCCATTTCAACTTTGTCGAATTTAACATAGCCGAGAGGCCATGCTTTCTCAATATCCGGTTGATGTGCGTTAAACATGATAATGTGATAGTGCGGGCGTAAATACTGGGAACCATATTCACCCACAGCGTAGTAACGGATTTGTGATCGCGAATGTCTCGCATGAGCTTTGCGTAAGCGTTTGAAGAATTTCTGGAGATCACTTTTGTCGAGTACATCGACACCATTTTTTGTTGGGACGTATTCATCGGAGTAGGTAAGAGTTACGAAATAAGCAGTAAAAGCATATTTGAGTTCATTGGCAATTCTAAATTGCCAATCCTGTTTCCTGTTTTGGAGACAGTAGCCGCAGTGTCCACAGGGGACAGCAATTTCGCGGCTAGGGAGGTTTATAGGTCGGATACATTGTGCCATATTTACAAACGAATTCCGCCACGAGACATCAGATATGTACCACCTCTCCTTTTACGTCTAGAGTTTCTACTAGAACGTTTGCGGCCGTATGATCTTCTACGCATGTTATTAAGATTTATTGTGAACTAATAAGTAGACAGTCAACTCTGACTGAATGAGATTTTTTTTGTACCGTTCACAGGTTCGTGCCCATGAACAGATTGATAAGAATGTAATCATCGTTTTGTGTTTAGGTGACGTGATAAACCTTCGGAACCAGATTTCAGCCATTGAGCAGGGTCAAGCCCTATAGTGTCTAAAGCTTGTATGCCCATTCGGAACATAAAGTTGTCTGATGAATAGATACCGTATTTGGCAAGTTCATTACGATATTGCTTGAACACCAGATCTGCTTTTTGATTCTGAATAGTTTGACTAAGAGCAGTGCTCTGTAGATCGAACATGCCACCTTTTTTGTGGTAGTCGGTTATAGTTTCACCAGCCTTGTAACCACCACGAAAGATGTGAAGTTGACGGGCTAGTGCTTCTTGAGCCTGAGCACTTGTTTGTGTTTGCCATAGGTTGCCTTTGCGAACGCCTTGAGTACTGCGTAAGAAAGAAGTTTCCTGACCTAGTTTGCCTGTTTGTCCCTCAATTTTGCGGACGTTGGCAAGTCCAAGTCGTAGATTCATTAAACCATTGGCGGCACCAATTATACCTTGGTAGAAGCCTACAGGATTGACGTTAGGAGCTTGTACGTTGTAGGCAGGAAGAGAGCCAGCATTTCCGGCAGAAGATGTTCCACCGCCGGGGATTAAGTTAGGATTAAATCCAGCATCTTCCATGCGTTGACGTTGAGCACTTGGGTCATTGTAGGCATTTTGAAGGTTCCACATTTCTAGGTTTTTCGCGTAGGTATGGTCCGCGAGTTCTAGGTTCATTTCCTTTTGTGGATCAAGAACAGCAGTTTTATAAAGTCCGGCAGCTTTACCCGGAGCCTCTTTAAACCATTGTTTCACCTTCTTGTTTGAGTTCACTACCCACTGATTGGGAGTGAACAGTTTTTTTAGGAATCCCATATTTTACACCTCCTTTCTTGTCATTGACTGAACAAGGTTAGGGATTCATTGCGACACTTCCAAATGTTGAAAGTGTCACTTAGCATATATTATCAAGATAGAGTATATGCGTAGTCGTGGGAAACCCACTCCCGTTTTTGTGCAAGCCCTTGACCGTCAGTGACTTAGGCGGGGCTATTGGAGCTTATATTTGGTCGTTTAGTTGGTCGCTACGCTCCCTCCCTTACTCCCGCTTTTACCGCTCCTTAAGCCCCGCCAGCCGGTCGCCAGCGACCGGCAGACGGGGCTTGCTTGTTTTTCTGTGATTTTTTTGTAAAAAATATTTTTTTTGTTTTTGTTGTTTTTGTTGTTTTTGTTTTATATAGAAAAAGCCCGGAGTTACCCGAGCTTTTTTTGTTTGATTTAGAATACGGCCATCGCTCAGTGCGCGGCCTGCGTCCCTTCGGGCACGCTTGTTTTAAGGACAGTTTCTGGGGGAGGAGTTTGGACAGGTTCAGCCTTTTTAGCTTTACGTGTTTTTACTTGCTCTTTGTGAGCTTCCTCGATTTCAGAGATTTCCGATCTGAGTTCGTCATGATCGAGAATGTCCATTTGTTTGACTTTTTCCCAGTCAGAGTTGACTGTCTACTTATTAGTTCACAATAAATCCTAACAACATGCGTAGAAGATCATACGGCCGCAAACGCTCTAGCAGAAACTCTAGACGTAAAAGAAAAGGTACCTATCTAATCTCTCGAGGCGGAATTCGTCTATAACTATGGCGCAATGTATCCGACCTATAAGCCTCCCTAACAGAGAAATCTCTGTACCCTGTGGACATTGTGGCTACTGCCTACAAAATCGCAAACAGGATTGGCAATTTAGAATTGCCAATGAACTCAAATACGCTTTCACTGCTTATTTCGTAACCCTTACCTACTCCGATGAATACGTTCCAACAAAAAACGGTGTCGATGTACTCGACAAAACTGATCTCCAGAAGTTCTTCAAGCGCTTACGTAAAGCTCATGCGAGACATTCGCGATCACAAATCCGTTACTACGCTGTGGGTGAATATGGTACCCAGTATCTACGTCCGCATTATCACATTATCATGTTTAACGCTCATCAACCGGACATTGAAAAAGCATGGCCTCTCGGCTATGTTAAGTTCGACAAAGTTGAAATGGGTAGCGTTGGTTATGTGGTTGGTTATGTATCATCTATCGATAACGACTCTGTTAGTCGTGGCGTCCCTAAGCAATTCTCTGTTATGTCTAGGCGCCCTGCTATTGGCTATCGTTATTTACAAACTCATGGTAAATGGCATACCTCAGGCATGCGCAACTATCAAAAAGTAAATGGTATTCAAGGTCGTCTCCCTCGCTACTACAAAACTAAACTGTTCGATAAGGACCAACAAAAAATGCTGGCCGACATAGGTGTAACAGCATGGGAACAAAAATACGACCAATGGTACAACTACTTTAAAAAATTAGGTTACGCTCGTCCAGATGAAACCATACGCGAAATGGCAACAAAGCACGAATCAACTATCTACAAACAAATTCAAGAACGAAAAATCAAATTATGAAAATCTTTGATAAATTGGCCGCCAAAAGGCCGCCCAAAAATAAGTTCGATCTTACACACGAGAAAAAACTCTCTTGCAATATGGGTGATTTGGTCCCCATTCTATGTCAAGAAGTACTCCCCGGTGATAAATTCCGTGGTTCTTCCGAGGTCTTTATGCGCCTCGCACCCATGGTCTCTCCTATCATGCACCGCGTAAACGTCAATGTGCACTTCTTCTTCGTTCCTAATCGACTTATCTGGGACTCATGGGAAATGTTCATTACTCGAGGCCGAAACGGAGAACAAGCACCTGTCGCTCCTCACTTCAAAGTAAATGTAGCTTCTTCAGTCGAATCCAATCTACTTACTAAAGGCTCCCTCTTTGAATTCATGGGAGGTAAACCTGTTCCGGACGTTCCCGGCGGTGCCGACCTTACTGAGCAAAAAATCAGTATCTTACCTTTCCGTGCATACCAAAAAATCTATGATGATTACTTCCGTGACCCTACTCTGATTGCTCCGCTCTATCAGCCGGACCTATCAGGTGGTACGCCAACAATCCCCATCTCATCGGGAGAGGTAGGCGATGCTCCTACTCTTCAAGCAACTCTCAGAATGCGCAAACGTGCATGGGAAAAGGACTACTTCACTAGTGCCCAACCTTCTGCTCAACGTGGTGCTGATGTTCAAATTCCA